TGGTAGCCCGTGGCCGATGCCGCACCTCGGTCGCCCGTGGCCGATGCCGCACCTCGGTCGCCCGTGGCCGATGCCGCACCTCGGTCGCCCGTGGCCGATGCCGCACCTCGGTCGCCCGTGGCCGATGCCGCGCCTCGGTAGCCCGTGGCCGATGCCGCACCTTGGTAGCCCGTGGCCGATGCCGCACCTCGGCCGCCCGTAGCCGATGCCGCACCTCGGTCGCCCGTGGCCGATGCCGCACCTCGGTCGCCCGTGGCCGATGCCGGAGATTCAGGATCGATCGGGTGCGCGCGGCTGAATGTGTATTCGATTGCCGCTTTGATCATACCTGGCAGACCTATCTCGGCTGAAATACGGATTTCTGAGCTAGCGACCTTGGTGTCTTCATTGTGTCGGCTGATCTTCCCCGACTGCTCAACTACCGCAAATCGCGAGGTGGCGGGCGCGTAATACCGGAACACGTCCAGCGGGTATTCGCAAGCATGGAACCCGGACTCGCACGGTTTTACATTGCCGTCGTGCTTGTACTCATTGCCGACCGCGTACTGAAATCCACGGCATGTCCAGTCGGAGTTAAACGCCTTGTATGCGACGACGAATTCTTCCTTTTTTTTCTTTTTGGCGGTCATACGGCCTCCGATGCGCAGTCGGTGTGCTTGGCGGTCGCGTCGGTGTATTCGTATGCGTCCATGACCTGCCGTGCCGCAATGCTCTGGATCGGCGCGCCGTACTCGTTGGCGCATGAGCCAACAGACACGAAATCGCTCGCGTCGAGGGGTTGGAGTTCTTCCCGCGAAAATTCGCTGCGGGTCTCGTAGCCCCAAATGAATCCGGTCAGGATGGGCTGTGCGGTCAGGAAGTAGCTCACAGCAGCCTCCCTTCGGCTTGGAACTGCGCAGCCTCGTCGATGACCGCTTCGACCTCAGCGATCACCCGCGCGCCGATAGCGGCCAACGCAGCGCCATCAAGCGGTCCGTGCTGGCGCATGAACGCTGCGAAGTGGGCGACGCGCCCGAGAATCTGGATCGGATCGGGATTCCAGTCTTCGAAATGGTCGAGGGCCGCTTCCGGGCTTTCGGACAGCTTCGTCCAGCCGGCTACGGCGTAATCGGTCGCCATCTCGTCAATCTGCTCGGCCAGCTCGTCAGCAGCGTCTTCCTCGCGCTGCCACTTGCGTTCGCAAGCAATCTCGTAGTTCCGCTCTGCTGTGTGCATCTCGCTCTCCCCGTTCGCCGCGATGTGCAGCGTATGGGTTGAATTATCGGACCTCCGATACACAAAGTCAATCGGAAATCCGAAAATATTTTCGGCGCGGTATCCGTCTGGCTGAAACCTACGACTTAAGTACTACGCGGCGGAAGCGGTGGAGCGAGTGACTTGATGGTTTCAGCCAGTTGCTTTTGCGCTGTCTGGGGCAGGCGTCGGAACGCGGTCAGCATTTCCTGTTCTTCCGGGGTTGGTGTCTCCACTTCCCCGTCATCGCCATACACAATCCAGCGGGCGGACTTACCAAGTATCTCGGTCATTCTCTGAAGCACCTTCGCAGACGGGAGTTTCGACTCCCCTGTTTCGATTTCAGAAAGCGTGCTCTGCGAACAGCCGACCAACTTGGCAAATTCACCTTGGTTGAAACCAGCAATCTCGCGGGCGCCTCTGATTCTCTGCCCAGGTGTTTGCATGGTCCGAGCATTGTCCCCGATGATAACTTCGGAGTGCCGATAAAAATATCGGCCAAATGCTTGACTTGGGTTTTCGGAACTCCGATACTTAGGGCATGACACCTCAAGACCTCCTTTCGCACTTCGGATCGCAAACTGCAATCGCCAAGGCGCTGGGGTGCGCTCAGTCGAGCGTGAGCGAGTGGTTTGACGCTGGCCGCGTCCCAGAGGGCCGGCAGTATCAGATCGAACTCGCCACCTCCGGCGCACTCCGCGCATCGAAACCGGCGCTCAGGCAAGCATCCGCATGACCCCGCTTCTCTCCTCCGTCCGGAGCAATCCGGGCTTTACACCCTGCCGGCGTGGTTTTCCCACTCCCTCCGTTACCTCGACCGTTTCTGTGGGCCGGCAGGGTCTTTCTATTCCCGTGAATAAAACAGCCTCGTTTTATTCAGACGCACCGGATGCACGGCTTTTTTTTACGCCGCGCTCAACCTGTAACGCAACCTGTAATTCGGGTTGCTTGCATCAGTTCTGCTGATAGGTGACCACGATGCAACGTGAAATGCCGTTCCTCGAATCGCTGCCAAAGGCCGGCTACGTGCCCGATGGGGTCGTTACAGGTTGGGAAACCTACCGCGACGCCGTGCTGTGGTGCTGGGCGAATCGTTCGCGCAACAGCCGGGACGAGATCGGCGATCAGGCCATGTTCGCCCGAGCGGCAGACATGCACAGCCCGCATGTTTCGCGCTGTGTCCGTCCGACCTCCAAGGCGCCGATGGACCTGCCGCCCGACTACCTCGCTGCGTTTGAGGCTTTCACCGGCTGGCGCGGTGTCAGCCAGTACCTGGCGCATCGCGGACAACTGACGCTGATGGAGCAGGTGATTGCGCAGAGGGCAGCAGCATGAGCCGCGCACTGATGATGTATTCGACCGGCTGCGCAGTAGTGGGTGCAAGCCTCGGTATGTTCTGCGGCTACGTCGTGGCGCCTATCGCGCTGACGACTGCGGCCGTTCGCTTCGTGTGGGGGTGGTGATGCTTCCCTACGACACCAGCCGCTGCAAAGGCGAGATGGGAATAATCCAGTGCGCCAAGCGCAAGTCATGCGCTCGTTACCTGCAATTGGATGTCTGCGCGTCATGGACTCCGATAGGTCAAATGCTGTCCGTCAGTGCATATAAAGCAGACATCGTTTTGGTAGCCAATGAGTGCCAGCATTTCATTGAGGTAGCCGAGTAAATGGCTCGTATCAGAACCATTAAGCCGGAGTTCTTTACCTCTGAAGACATCGTGGCCTTGTCGCCATTTGCCCGGCTGCTCTACGTCGCTCTGTGGTGCGAGGCAGACCGCGAAGGGCGCATGAAGTGGCTTCCGAAGACTTTCAAGATGCGTTACCTGCCGGCTGACTCGGTAGATATCCACGCGCTCTGCAATGAGATCGTGGAGGCGAATCTTGTCGTTATGTACGGCGATGGGCTCGCATACATCCCGGCATTCCTCGATCACCAGCATATCAACCCGAGAGAAACCGCCTCAAACCTCCCCGATCCTCACGCGTCAGCCACGCGTCGTCACGCGTCAGTGACGTACAGGGAGGAAGGGAAGGAAAGGAAGGAATGTAATCACGCGTCGCGTGACGGGTTTGAGGAGTTTTGGAAAACCTATCCGCGCAAGGTTGGAAAAGCAGCAGCGGAGAAAGCGTGGAGCAAAGCGAAGGGCGTAGAGCTAGCCACCATCCTGCAAGCCATAGAACGCGCTCGATCAACAGAGCAATGGCAGAAGGACGGCGGGCAGTTCATCCCCTACCCGGCAACGTGGCTTAACGAAGGCCGCTGGGATGACGAGCTTCCTGCAAGCCAATCCGTGTCACTGCTGGAGGGCGCGCTGTGAGCGAAATCCATGGCCTGCAAGCGCTTTTGGCTTTGCGAAAGACCGGACGCCGACCGGCTGACGCGATCCTGATCTCGGTCACGGACTCTGCCGGACAAGCCGCCTACGTGACGCGCTACACCGACACGGAAGGCGTTGTCCGCAGCAGCGACAACATCGAAACGCTCGACCTGCGTCCGCTGGTTGGGCTGTCTGTGGTGGTCTGCTCTGACGTGTTCGGGCCGCGTGAAAACCGGCTGTTCGTTCGGCTGCAGGAGTACGCCAGCGACGTAATTCTGCTGGTGGCGTCATGGGCCAACGAGAGCACGAAGGAGTTTGGCCTGTCCTGGCAAAAGGGCGGACAAACGCAACCCTACCCGGAGGCTGCGTAATGGCAAACATCATCCGCGACAACATCGATTTTTCCGCCTACATGGCGAGTACAGAGGCATCGCACCGGGTCATTTCGGCTGCGTCCTACGTCAATGAGGTGATCGACTATTTCCACGGAAATGGACGCGATGCGGGCGTCGTGATGCCGTGGGTAAAGACGCACAACGTGATTCGCTTCCGCCCCAACGAGGTGACGCTGTGGGCCGGCTTCAATGGCTCCGGAAAGTCGCTTGTACTCGGTCAGACGTGCTTCGGGTTCATCGCGCAAGGCCAGTCGGTCTGCATCGCTTCGATGGAAATGAAGCCAATGATCACGCTGGCCCGCATGTGCCGGCAGTTCTGCAAGGACAAGACGCCGAGCGAGGAAGAAATCCGGATGTTCCACGACGCCACCGGCACGCATCTGTGGCTGTACGACCAGCAGGGGTCGGTCAATGCTGAACGGATGCTGGCGGTCATGCGGTATTGCGCGCAGGAAAAGGGCATCAAGCATTTCGTTCTGGACAGCCTCATGAAGTGCGGCATCGGTGAGGACGACTACACCGGCCAAAAGCTGTTTGTCGATGGCATCTGCACCGTGGCCCGCGACACCGGAATGCACATCCATTTGGTCGCGCACTCACGCAAGGACAAGGACGAAACGCGCATGCCCGGAAAGATGGACGTGAAGGGCAGCGGCGCGATTACCGACCAGGTCGACAACGTGCTGACGATGTGGCGCAACAAGCCCAAGGAACTGGACAACGCATCGAAGAAGGGCGAACCGGACGCAATGCTGATTTGCGACAAACAGCGTAACGGCGAGTGGGAAGGGCGGATTGCACTGTGGTTCGACAAAGAGGGCATGCGCTACATCGAGAACGACGCGTATTGATTTGAACGGTCAGCCGCACCGTTTGAATTGCGGCGCAAATAGGGGAATGAAATGAAGCTGACGAATCGAGAAATTGAAGCGCTTAAAGAATGCGCCAAATACACCAAAGGCCGTTACTGCTGGCGTGTTGCGTCAATGAAAAAGCTTGAAAGCAAGGGGCTTGTTAAGCATGGCGAGCACGTTGAAGGATGGGGCGCTGGAGCTTGGTTTATCACCGAACAGGGTGAAGCAGAACTGCTCAGCCGAATCCGCGCATCTTGACACCTACAGCGAGGAATACCGGCATGCGTGCGAAATCCGATTCGTGTTGTGCATGCCGACAAAGGAGCGCCGCGCTGCCTATCTCGCGCTAGTGGAGACAAGGCGAGGCAAAGCTGCAGCAGACAGGCTCAGGCAGGACGTACTAAGGGAGTGGAGAAAGAGATGAAGCGAAACAGGGTGTCTTTTGTAAATCATGCCCGGTGGTATTCGATTGGGTTTCGTAAATGGACGACAAAGTTCAAACATCCTGCCAGCGTGATTCTGAAAGAAAAGATTGTTGGGGTGGCGGCATGAACGACTGGCAAATGGCGCAGCAGATACTCAACCCGATAACGCCGCTCGCGCGCCGGGTGCCGATGAACCTGACAACCGGACGGAAAAAACCGCAAGAGGATTTCTATCCTGCTGTCACACCCGACGAAATTCGCATGTTCAAAACGTTGAGCGAATCCGGGTGGTCGTCGCATGAAATCGCGGACGCCACAAATCGGCACGAACGAACCGTGCGGAGACACCTTGCTGGGTTGTCGAAATGACCGGCGTATTCCCCGCGTCGAGCGTCAAGTCATCAACGCTGGCAGATGGAACGCTGCGCGTAGTCATTGACTTTGAGCCTCGCTACAAGAATGAAGTGTTCCGGATGTTGAGCGACGTCGGCACGCCGCTGGCCGTTGCTCGGCTTGTTCAGGAACACGAAAGAGATCCGGAGCCGGAGATTAAAGGCGGCGCGCTGGCAAAGCTTGCCGGTATGTGGGTGCGCGATACGTTCTTCATTGAGTGGTGCAAATCAATGGGCCACACAGACCCGGACAAATTCATCAAGGACACATGCGCCATTGACAGCAAAAAGATGCTGGATAACGAGGGATGGGCGGCAGAGGTATTCCACGAGGCAATCCGGAAGCCGTTCGCGGAATGGCTGAAACGGAATCACAAATTCAGTGCGCAGGAGGAAGCGTCGTGACGCAACCCGACCCGAAGCGAAACAACCAGCCCGCTATCTGGCCGCTCGTCATTCACGACATGCAAGAGCGCGACAGGATCGGACGCGAGCGCTACGGCGTACCGCTGCAGCCTCACAACGGGCGCGATGCACTGATGGACGCATTCGAGGAGGCTTTGGATTTGTGCGCATACCTCCGGCAGGCGATTTACGAAAGGGACGGGAAATGAGCGCCGCATCCCGCAGGCACATGGATCGAGTCGCAAATAACGGATGCGTGCTGTGCAAGCGCCTCGGCTACGGATCAGCAAAGGCTGAAGTACATCACGCCCGCGCAGGAGTAGGGGCAGGCCAGCGCAACAGCGACTGGATGACGATGGGGCTGTGCTACGAACACCATCTCGGAAATACGGGGATTCACGGCATGGGCACGCGAGCGTTTGAGCGCGCCTACGACGTTACGGAATTGCAGCTAGTGGCTGAGACATTGGAGGCGATCTATGGATGAATATCTCGCGCCCGAGGGCGAATGCGCTGTGGCGCGCACGGTCATCACGTTTGACATCGGCATCCAGCTTGTGAGTGTTGCCAACCTACGCGAGCACTGGGCGAAGCGCGCAGATAGGAACAAGCGGCACCGCGCAGCAGCTTACCGGGCGACGGCCTACAAACTCGCGTCCATCCAGTCATGGGCGCGGCCCTTGGATGTCTCCAAGCCTATGACCATTACCATCACCCGTATCGCGCCGCGCAAGTTGGACAGCGACAACCTAGCTAGTTCGGCCAAGGCAGTGCGCGACGGTATCGCCGACGGACTTGGTATTGACGATGGCAGCGAGTTGGTGACGTGGTGCTATGAACAAATGAAGCGGTTTCCGCGCGAATACAGGTGTCAGGTGCAGATTGAGCAGAAAGAAGCAGCATGACATACCCGCGCTGCCCACTTGGCAAACTCATCCGCAGCGATGACAGCGAGCAGATCAAGCGCAACGGATGGATCAAGGACGGCATCCTGGTAGTGTCGATTGACGACGAGCGGCTAGATTTCGTGCAGCGCGAGGAAGTTCGGCAGCTCGGGCGGCACCTGTACGGCCAGACGACTAAGGGGCGATAGATGGACAGAGGCCACGAATGGGCAGACGCATGGCTACGACTGTGGGCAGAGTGGCACAAAGCAGAGCAGTACGGGCGCGGCTACCCATCCCGATCCGCAGGGCTGAGTAATGCCGGAGGTGTGGGATCGGATGACGCGTTCGACAACATGGCTGACGAATCCGACGCCCACATGTGCGCGCTCGTCGATGCAGCCGTCAGCGACTGCCAGCCGATACACGGCGCGGCCATCATGTGCGCCTATGGAGTGGCACGGGTGTTTAGGTTTCGCCAGCCGGTTGAGGTCATGCTACCGGCTGCGCTGGATGAGTTTGAGCGGATGGCAAGGAGTAAGGGCGTTGTTTGATTCTAAAAAGGAGTGCGCGTGCTTATAGCGTTGGACTACGACGAGACATATACGGTTGATCCTGAGTTTTGGGATCTGGTTATCTGTGCCGCAAAATACAGGGGGCACGACGTTATATGCGCCACCATGAGACATGCGCACGAAGGAGAAGATGTTGTTGAAGCGTTGCGCGGAAAGGTGGAAAAGATAATTTTTACGGGCAGAAAAGCAAAACACGATTTTGTGCAGCGCGCCGGTTACTACCCTTCCGTATGGATAGACGATTCTCCGCGCTGGTTGTTCCAAGATAGCGTTTAGGGGTAAGGGGGTGGTGTGATGGAAACATTCGATTGCGCGCCATGCTGGCCTAAGCTCTGCCGGTGCATGTATCAGCCCAAAGGGTCGATGTGCATGCAGTGCAGCAAGCTGGATCAAGACTGTTCCGGCTATGACTTCTCGAAGATGCCGAGAATCGAGGAATGCGAGGACGGGACGGTAAAGGTCAGGTGCCTGCATTACGAAAAGGCGTAAAAATATTTTCATTCTATTCTTGCGTTACGCGGTAACGGTTGCTATAGTTACATCACACCAACCGAAGGAGCAGAGAACATGGTTATTGACGCCATCACCAGAATAGACGACCGCTCTTGTGTCATTCGCTACAGCGGCTATCACGATCCGCGGAATGCATACAAACAGAAAATGCTCCGCCTGATGGGCGCCGGCGATGTCGCCAGCCTCGCCAGCCTCGGCTGGAAGCCCTTGGAAGTAGAAGCCGAAGATTTCCGCGGCGGCTTCCAAGCCGGCCTCGACAGATGCGGTGGCCTGTAATGGCCTCGCATCTGGTAGTAACAAACGCATTCTCGGCCAATATGCTGGCCGAGTTCCCCGCCTCCGTTGGTTTCACGGAGTTGTCGGCTGCAGACGCCGCACTGATGCTGGCGCGCATTGAGGCAGACGGAGATTCATGGGAGTCAGCCGTTGGACACTCCGACACAGCCGCCGTGTTTTCTGCTGTGCTGTCGGAAGCCCGCTCGGAAGGCGGTATTGAGATTTCCGCAATTCGCTCGACCGTCACGCTCCGCGCTGGCGACACAGCACTTATCGGACAGTATTCCGGCCCGCGACTGCCAGAGGGGTGTAAGACTCTGCCGGATGGCGCGGCAATTAAATGGCTTTTGGCGTCAATCGGATGACCGCCAAAACCACAGCGGAGCGCCAGCGGGCGTTTCGCGCCGAACTCAAGCGCCAAGGGCTGACCGAGGTGCGCGGGATATTCGCCAGGCCAGAGCAGCACAAAGCAGCGCGAGAGGCTGCAAAGCAGGCGCTTGCACAAATGGATAAATTGCGCTAGATTCCATCGCAGGAGCCTTGCGCCCTGAAGAAACGTAAAGCCTCGCCGCCGAAAGGTCGCGGGGCTTTTTGCTTTCCGCTGACCGGCAGCGTTAAAACATGAGCTTTGCTGTGGCTTCACCGAGAAAAGCAGCGACCGTGATCAGTGCGTATCTGACTAGGGGCATTCACAAGCCGTTGATGACCGGCAAGTGACGAATCGGCGTAAAGCGGGAAACGACGCGCAAGCGTTGGCGGGCGTGCTGGCCACACGAAAACTAGGCAGCCGAGATCAGTGACCACGGGCAATCCATCATCCTTGACTAGCTGTTGTGGGGCAGGTTTCCCGCAACCCTAGTCATTAGACGACTGTGCGCAGTGTTATGACTAAATCGCATAAGCGAGTGCGATTCAATCATCAGATTGCCGCCTGTCCCCTTAGGTACGCAGCACGCGCCTGCCGTGTGGCAAGAAGCAGGCACCCACAAAACACCATCCACGCCTAGAACGCTGCGGATCGCGGCAGTGCTGGCCCGACAGGGCGACGCGCACCAGGATGGTTACTCACACCCCGCCGCCTGTTCCCCGCAGGCTAGCGAGCCGGGCGCTATATCCCGGCACCCTTTCTCGACCGTGCGATCCACGGGCCTATACGGAGCTACACATGGACTTTGACGAATACATCGCCAAGGCGGATCGGTACGTCCCGCCGACTGACTTCGATGCATGGCTTGCGTCTGCTGAGCGGGTAGAGGTGGACTAAATGGCGAGGCGCAAAGTCAAAGGCTTTTCTGCCATTTCAAGCATGGTCGATGATTTGTGGAGAGGGCAAGACTACAAAACCGCTCGTGAAGCGCTGCTGAAAGAGATAAAGCTTTTGTGCGACGAGTTGGAAGAAGTTAAGTCCCATGTTTTGACTCCGTGCGTATTAGCCGCTTGTGTTCAAAACAACGTCTCTACAGAAACAAGACTGGTAAGGCGCGGAATCGGGGTGATGAGACGCCGGGCAGAGCGCTACTTGGCTGTAAGGGAGGTTATTTCAATCCCTGTTCTTGAGCGCGCGCAGTCTCTTGGTGTTTGCTTTTCGCCTAGTTCAAGTTCTGAATATTTGTCGAAACTTGATGCAAAGATTGACGAGTGCATGGGGTTGGACGAGTGCGTCAGAGGGGACGGGTATTTCGACCGGCTGTATGGCGTCGAACCTCATTTCTATGGTGACAGGTATGGCTCATAAGTCGCCGGAAGAAAAAGAAAACTCGCGCACGTATGCCGAGAAACGCCGTGAGGAAAAACGTGATGCGCTGCGTGAGTTTGTTAGCGGACAGCGATTGCTTGAGGCCATCAACAACGACCTTGGGCGCGACCTGACTGGCGAGGAACTGCCGGTGGTCAAGTTCAAGACCGAAACGCGCCTGAAGCTGCTTGCCAAGGTGCTGCCTGACCTGAAGGCCGTAGAGGTCACGGGCGAAGAAGGCGGCGCCATCCAGATCACGCAGATAACGCGGAAGCTCGTCAAACCCGAGTGAGCGAACTGGTAATAGAGACGCCGGCTGTATTTGAGCCGCTGCTGTCTCCGGCCCGGTACAAGGGCGCACATGGCGGACGGGGTAGCGGCAAGTCGCACTTCTTCGCCGAGCTACTGATTGACCGCTGCCTGTCCGAGAAGATCGACGCGGTGTGCATCCGAGAGGTGCAGAAGTCGCTGTCTCAGTCGGTCAAGAAACTGCTGGAAAGCAAGATCGAGTCGATGGGCGTGGGCAGTATGTTCGAGGTGCAGGAAGCCCGCATCCTCACGCCCTACGGTGGCCTGATCTTGTTTCAGGGTATGCAAAACCATACGGCCGACTCGATCAAGTCGCTGGAAGGCTACGACATTGCATGGGTGGAGGAAGCGCAGAGCCTGTCGCAGCGCTCGCTTGACCTGCTCCGCCCGACGATCCGCAAGCCGGGATCGGAACTGTGGTTTAGCTGGAACCCGTCAGAAGCAACAGACCCGGTTGATGTGTTGCTGCGCGGGCCTAACCCTCCGCCGTCTGCTGTTGTCGTCCAGGCGAACTACCAGGACAACCCGTGGTTGCCGGACGTCCTGAAGGATGAAATCGAGTACGACCGCAAACGCGACCCGGACAAGTTCGCGCATGTGTGGCTTGGTGAATACGTCCAGAACCGCGAAGCCCGTGTATTCAAGAACTGGACGATTGAGGAATTCGACACTGACCCGGGCGCTGTGTTCAGGCTGGGCGCTGACTGGGGATTCAGCATTGACCCGTCGTGCCTGGTGCGCTGCTACATCAGCGGCAAACGCCTGTACATCGATCACGAGGCGTACCTGATCGGCTGCGAAATCGACCAGTTGCCCGACCTGTTTGACCGCGTTCCGGACGCTCGCAAGTGGTTCATCACGGCAGACAGCAGCAGGCCGGAGACGATCAGCTACATGCGGAACCACGGCTATCCGAAGATTAATGCGGCCATCAAGGGCGCGCGATCAATCGAGGAAGGTATTGAGTTCCTGCGGGCTTACGACATCGTTGTACATCCGCGCTGCAAGCACGTCATCGACGAGCTAACGATGTACTCATACAAGCGCGACCCGCTGACGGATGAAGTTCTGCCGGTGCTGGAAGACAAGAACAATCACATGATCGACGCGCTCCGCTACGCATGCGAAGGCGCACGCCGCGCTGTAAAGCCGGCAGAGCGAAAAATCATCAGACCCCGAAACAATTACGGCGCTGCCGGATGGATGAACTAAGACATGCCGCAAAAGGATGACGAACTGCTGAAGCTGGCTCGCGAGGAATACTCGCTTGCTATGGATGCAGAGGGCGAAATCCGTGAGGCGGCACGCGAGGACATCAGTATCTATGACGGCATTGGCATCTGGCCGGAGCAACTGCGTCGTGCGCGTGAGGGTAATCCGCGTGGCCCGCGTCCGTGCCTGAATGTGTCCGACCTGCCGCCGCGTGTGCATCAGATCACCAACGATGTGCGACAGAACCCGCCGAGCATCAAGACGCGGCCAGTCGATAACAAGGCGGATATTGAGACTGCCGAAGTGTTCGACGGCGTGATCCGCCACATCGAGCAGCAGTCCGAAGCGGACATTGCGTACAGCAACGCGAACTTCTATCAGGTGGTCGGCGGCTACGGCTACTTCCGCATCATTGACGGCTACAGCAAGGACGACACCGGCCAGCAGGAACTATTCATCCGCCAGGTGCCGAACCCGTTCGCCGTCTATTTCGACCCGTACAGCGCATGCCCTGCCGGATCGGATGCGCGATTTGCGTTCATCACCGAGGAAATCAGCCGCAAAGAGTTTGAGCGCGAGTATCCCGGCGTCGATCTGACCGGATGGGAAGAAGCGGCATCTGGCGATCAGTCTGATTGGGTGACGGAGAACTCTGTCCGCGTGGCTGAGTGGATGCGCATCGAGAAGAAGACGGGCGCGAACGTCATCAAGGCCGGTGGCGAGGAATACAGCGAGGACGATTACTGGGCGCTGGAAGACAGGCCGGTAATCGAAAGCGCTGGCGCCCCGGAATCGTATGTCTGCGTCTGGCGCAAGATCGTCGGCAACAAGGTGTTGCGCACCAAAGAACTGCCGATCAGCTATATCCCGGTCATCCGCGTGTCGGGTGAGATGCTGATCAAGGACGGCAAGCGCGTATTAAAGGGGTTGGTGCGCGATGCGCGTGACGCTGTGCGGATCGTGTCCTATCAGTTTTCCGCGTACATCGAGGCGGTAGCGCTTGAGCCAAAGACGCCTTACATCGGCGCCAAGGGCCAGTTCGACGGCGAGGAAGACCGTTGGGCGATGGCGAACACGGAAAACCTGCCATACCTCGAATACAACACGCTCGACGCTTACGGCAACCCGGCGCCTGCGCCGCAGCGGCAAAACCCGCCGATGGCCTCTCAGGGGCTTGCGCAGGGGCTGCTGTTTGCGAAGGACGCGCTGAAGTCCGTTACAGGCCAGCACGATGCCTCAATGGGCGCGCAGGGCAACGAGACGAGCGGCAGGGCGATCCTTGCACGCCAGCGCGAAGGCGACGTCGCCAACTATCACTTTGTCGATAACCTTTCCAAAGCCGTGCGCCACGCCGGTCGAATCCTGATCCAGTGGATTCCGAAGGTCTATGACGAGCGCCGTGTTGCCCGGATCATCGGCGAGGACGGTGAAGCGGATTACGCCGAACTGGATAGCCAGCAGCCCGAGGCCGTGCGCAAGGTGCGCGACGGCAATGGCGAGATCAAGCGCATTTATAACCTGGGCGTCGGCTGTTACGACGTGCTGGCGACTGCCGGCCCGAGCTACACGACCAAGCGCCAAGAATCTGTCGCTGCCATGCAGGAGATTTTGCGAGGCAACCCGGAGTTGTTCGGCCTGATCGGAGACATCTTCGTGCGCAATCAGGACTGGCCGGGCTCCGATGACATGGCAAAGCGCCTCAAGGCCATGCTGCCGCCTCAAGCATTGCAGGCCGAGCAGGAAGAAGAAGATCAGGTGCCGCCGCAGGTACAGGCGCAGATGCAGCAACTGCAAGCGCATGTGCAGGAGGGCGCGCAGATCGTCCAGCAACTGCAAGCCGAGAACGAGCAATTGCAGCAGCAGTTGCAGAGCAAGGATGCTGAAGTGCAGTCGCGGCTGGATCAGGAGCGCATCCGGCAGGCCGGCAGCATTCACATCGCGGAAATCAACGCGGACAGCAAACGGGAAGTGGCAATGCTTGCTGCGCAACAGGCGGACATGTCGCAACGCATGGATGCAATGGCTCAGATGGTGATGCAACTGGCGGAAATGAAGCACGCGGCAGAAATGCGCGAAGCCGATCCGCCAGAGGTTTCTGAGCAAGACGAAATACCGCAGTAAAGACCCCGACCGGACGGCATCCGGGCACCCCAAGGAGCAGCACCCACATGGCCGATGAAAATCAGCTAGGCGTTGTCACGCCTGAACCTGACGCGCAGGTACAAAACGCGGATGCAGCCCCGGACACGGCGCCCGAGGTAGAGCAGGAAGCACAGCCGGAGAAGACCTTTACGCAGGCTGAACTCGACAAGATCGTCCAGCGCGAAAAGGCAAAAGCAGAACGCCGGAGCGAGCGCGCCACTGGTGAATTGCGGCAGCAGATCGAAAAGCTGTCCGAGTCCATCAACGAGCTACGCACCAAACCGCAGTCGGAAGCATCGAGAGCAGCAGACGAGGCGCCGAAACGCGATCAGTTCGACACCTATGAAGACTTTGTAGAGGCCAAAGCCGAATACAAGGCGCTTCAAAAAGTGCGCGAAGAACTCGGCAAGCGAGACACGAAGGTTGCCGAGGAAACGCAGAAGCAGACGAATGAGCGCATGCAGCGCGAGTTCCAGAAGGCAACGCAGGCACGCGTTGAGGCCGGCCAGAAGCTTTACGCCGACTTCGATTCGGTGATCAACGAAGCCTTTGACGACGGCTTGATTGCTGCCGGCTCTCCTCTGCACTACGCACTGATCGAGGACGAGGACGGCCACAAGCTGGCCTATCACCTCGCCAAGCATCCCGAGGATGCCGAGCGCATCAACGCTTTGCCGGAACGCGCCATGTTGCGCGAACTGGGGAAGCTGGCTGTGAAGCTCTCCGACAAACCGACTGCGCCCAAGCCGCCGCCTATCGACCCGATTGGGGGTAGGGGCAACCCAGGTACCGCCTTGCGCGACGATCTCTCCACCGCTGAGTGGATGCGACGACGCGAGGCACAAGTAAGGAGCAAGGCAAATGGCAAATAACAACCTCAACAGCAATGTGATCACGCTGGAAGCGGCTCGCATTCTGGAAAACAACCTCGTCTTCAACAAGCAGATTAACCGCGAGTACAGCGACCAGTTCGCCATCGCGGGCGCCAAGATCGGCACGACGGTCAATGTCCGCATGCCGGCGCGCTACACCTCGACGACTGGCGCATCGCTTTCGACGCAGGATTTTGTTGAAACCTACACCCCGCTGACGCTTGGCACTCAGCGTCAAGTGTCGGTGTCCTTCACGTCGCAGGAACTGACGCTGAATATCGACGAGTTCGGTGACCGCGTTCTGAAGCCGGCCATGTCGCAGATGGCGAATGACATCGATGTTGATGGCGTGACCGCTGCTGTCAATGGCACCTGGAACCTGACCGGCACGCCCGGCACCATCCCGGCGTCGATCCTGCCGTATGCGACTGCCAAGGCGTACATCCGAGAAGGTGGGGGCCCGGCTGACGACCAGTACAGCGCGATTCTGTCGCCGATGGGCGAAGTTACCCTGATCGACGGCCAGAAGGGTTTGTTCCAGTCGTCTGACAAGATCGCCGCGCAGTACGAAAGCGGCAAAATGGGCATGGCTGCTGGTCTGAACTTCTACATGTCGCAGACGATCCAGACCCATACCGTTGGCCCGCTGGGTGGCACCCCGCTGGTTAATGGCGCGCAGTCCGCGTCTGCGCCGTCCGGTGGCCTGACTTCGACGTCTGACCTGACCCAGCCGTTCAGCCTGGTGACGGACGGTTGGACGGCTGCGGCTGCTGCACGACTGACTGCCGGCGACGTCTTCACCATCGCCAACGTGTATTCGGTCAATCCGCAGACCCGTGCAAGCACTGGCCGACTGCAGCAGTTTGTCGTGACTGCGGCTATCTCGTCGGATGGCTCGGGCAACGCAACGGTGACCTGCCTGCCGCGTCCGATCTTCTCGGGTCAGTACCAGAACGTGACCAGCGTATCCAACAACATCGCGGACAATGCTGCCCTGACCATCGTCGGCACTGCATCGACTGGCTACAAGCAGGGTCTGGTGTTCCACAAGGACGCCTACCTGCTCGGCACGGCTGACCTGCTGATGCCGCAGGGTGTCGATATGTCGGCACGCAAGAACTACAACGGCATTTCGATGCGCATGGTTCGCCAGTACCGCATCGGTACGGACGACCTGCCGTGCCGCTTTGATGTGCTGTACGGCCACAAGGTGCTTTACGGCGCTCTTGGTTCGCGCGTCACCGAGTAATCCCCTGCTGTGACTTCAGCCCCGGCCTAATCCGCCGGGGCTTTTCTTTTGGGAGCGCCCAATGAGTTCAATGATTCCGCGCGGCAACCTCAGCAAGCTTGAGGTTCTGTCGCTTACGCTTACCCCGTCTGCTGTGTCGGCCAATACGTCGGCAGAACAGACCTTCACTGTTCCCGGCCTGCTGACGACCGACGTTGTCATTGGCGTGAGCAAGCCCACCACGCAAGCCGGCCTCGGCATCGTCGGCTATCGCATCAGCGCGGCCAACACGCTGGCTATCACCTTCGGCAACTTCTCGGCTGGCTCGATCACCCCGACTGCCTCGCAGGTCTATCAAGTGACGATTGCACGCCCGGATTCGGCGACCACCGTCTGGCAATGATGCAGCCATTGGATAACCGGCTGCTGGTTGAGCCGGTCATTGAAAAGCACAGCCAGTTCTGGACGCCTGAGCAGCGCTCGCGCTGGGGTAATGGCGTGCTGGCAACCCGTGGCCGCGTTGTGCGGCTCGGGCCTGGTGCGTGGCTCAAATCCGGAGTGCGCCGCCCGATTGATGTGAGCGTCGGTGACGTCGTTCATTTCTCGGACTCGTGCGGCAAGCCGTTCGACGGGATGCTGATCATCCGCGAGGACGATATTGCATTCGTCGAGGTTGAGCCGGTGAAGCGTACCGAGTTCATCGGCGCAAGAGACGACTACGACAAGGCTGCGTAATGGCTATCACGACCGCGCTCGATCTCGTTACTGCCGCGCTCAAAAAGCGCAAGGTGCTAGGCGTCGGCGACACCCTGACTGACGACGAGGCGCAGGACGGGCTTGATACGCTCAACCTGATGATGGAGTCGTGGTCGATTGACCGCCTAAGCGTCTATAACGAGGCGCAAACCTCGTTTGTGTCGGATGGCTCGCTGTCCTACACCATCGGCCCGGGTGGGCAGATTGACGTGACCGAGAAGCCGACCAAGCTGGTGTCTGCTTACACGCGCGACGCGGCTGGTCTGGATCACCCGATGGCGGTGTATTTCAACGCGCAGGACTACGACCAGATTCCGCTTAAGACCATCGCTGTGCCGTGGCCGTCTGCGGTCTGGTACGAGCCGACCGACCCGCTTGGAACGCTGCATTTCTACCCGGTGCCGAGCGGTTACACGATCTATCTGCGCTTCTGGCAGCAGTTGCAGCAGTTTGACTCTTTGACCGAGGCTATCGCGCTGCCGATTGGCTACAAGGAGGCAATCGTCCTCAACCTCGCCGTGAAGTGCGAGGACTTCGGCGGCACGGTCACGGATGCGCTTGCAGGTATGGCTAGGGCTTCATATGGGCGCCTCAAAGCGTTCAACGCAAAGACGCCGAGCTCATCCATCGAACCGGCGTTCATCTCGCGCCGTAGCGGCCGCTACAACATCCAAAGCGACGGATACACGAAGTGATCCGGAATATCCCGCTGTTTGGCATGGGCTTGGGTGGCAAGTCGCCCAACGTCAATGACCAGTTGCTAACGAACTTGTATCGCGAGATTCAGCCGGAGGGCGACAAGTACCGGATGGCGATCTACCCGACTCCGGGGCTGTCGCTGTTCGCAAACATGGGAGCCGATCCGATCCGGGGGTGGTGGCAGGTTGGAGACCTGATTTACGCAGTCAATCGCAATCAGCTCTATAGCATCAACAACGCGGGCGTAATCACGGCGCTTGGCACGCTGCTGACCTCTACGGGGCGCGTCGATATGTCGGACAACGGCACGCAGGTAATCGTTGTCGATGGGACGTATGGATACACCTACAACACCAGCACGCTGACCTTTGCGCAGATCACTGACGTTGATTTCCCCGGCGCCGATACGGTCACGTTTCTGGGTGGATATTTCATCGTCAGTAAGCCGAATTCTGGGCAGTTCTACCTGTCCGGTCTGTATGACGGAACGACATGGGATGCGCTGGACTTTGCTACGGCTGAGAGCAACCCGGACAACCTGATCCGCGTGTTTGCTGACGGCGGTCAGTTGATGCTGCTCGGTGACAAAACAACGGAGTCATGGGGCAACAACGGCGCGACAGACTTCCCTTTTGCCATCATTGGCGGGGCGTCGTCCGAATGGGGCTTGGCAGCGCGTTGGTCGCTGACCAAGTTCGACAACTCGGTCATGTTCCTGCGCAAGAACAGGCTGGGCCAAGTACAGATAGCACGTCAAGCCGGCTACTCGTCCATTGCGGTATCGACGCCGGAACTGGACAGCCGAATCAACGCGTATTCGTCTGTCAGTGATGCGACGGCATTTGCCTACATGCTGGACGGTCACAGCTTCTACCAGATCAATTTCCCGACTGCCGGCGAGTCATGGCTGTACGACGGCCTTTCAAACGCGTGGCAGAAGGTGCAGAGCGATACCGGGCGGCACCGTGCAAATCTGCAAATCAACTTCATCGATCAGCCGTATGTGGCCGACTACGAAAACGGCAATATTTACCGCTTTTCCAAGGACGAATACAGCGACAACGGAGCGCCGATTGTTCGCGAGATGACCTGCCGCCACGTCATGACGGGAGATTGGTCGATATTCGAGGAATTGTGGGTAGAGATGGAAGCCGGCGTCGGCCTCTCAACGGGGCAGGGCGAAGATCCAAAGGTGATGCTTCAAGTGTCCAAGGATGGCGGACATACGTGGGGGAATGAGCTGTGGGCACCGATTGGAAGAATCGGCGAATACCGCACCCGTTCAGCCTGGCGCCGTCTTGGCCGCGCGCGTGACTGGTTGTTCCGTCTGCGCGTAACCGATCCGGTCAAGACCGTGTTTGTGAATGCGTGGGGGCGGATCAGTGGCTAGGTTTGAACTGCCGTCTAATGTGTCGATTTATGACAGGACGGCAGACTACACGGGGCGCCCGTGGCTGCAGTGGCTTGACCGGATTCACAACCTTTCGTCGTCGCTTGAAGACTACGGCACGACGGCAAACCGACCGACAAAGATGCTGTGGATCGGGCGCAGGTACTTTGATACCACGCTAAACGCTCCGGTCTGGTGGGATGGCTCGGCATGGATTGCGGGTAGCGGTGGCGGTGGTGGCGTAACTGATCACGGCGCGCTTACCGGGCTGGCAGACGATGACCACACGCAGTATTTCAACACCACTCGAGGCGATGCCCGGTACTCGCTAACCACGCACCTGCACACGGGCGTCTATGACCCGGCCGGCACGGCTGCTGCGGCGGTTGTCACGCACGTAGGCCTTGCCGATCCGCATACGCAATACCTGCTCGAATCAGCGCTTGATTCCGGCGTCGTAACGATAACGGTGCCGTATCCCGGCGCATACGAGTGGTCAGAAACGGTAACGGCTACAGGCGTGACCAGTTCGCAGCGCGTTCTGATCTCGATGGGATCGCACGTCGATTCGGATGAGAACAGCGCGGAACTGTTGGACGTTGCTGCAATAGAAGCGCTGGCGGGAACTGATCAGATCACGGTTACGGCGTCGTTCTCAACGCTCACGCAGGGCGCAATCAAACTCAACTACATGGCGATCTAAATGGCGAAGCTATCGACCGACTTTGCAACTGGCGTCCTGCATCCGCGAGAAAACATCCTTGGTACTGGAACGCTTGGTGCGCTCAACGCCGAGGTTGTCATTAACTCGCATGGGTGTGGTGTGGTGGCGCTTGACCTGCGCGGCACGTTTTCGATGACGGTTGAAGTCGCAGGTACTGTTGATGGCACTAACTGGACCGTTATCCCCGTTCGGCCTCAGATCGGCGGCATTTTTGTAGTTGCCGTGACCGGCACAACGGCGGGCGTATGGATGGCGTCCTGCGTTGGATTCAGCAAGGTGCGTGCGCGCTGTACTGCATACACGTCGGGTAGTGCGACCACGACGATCACCGCGTCGACCGCGCTCTTTGACGACTTTGCCAAGAATGGCGGCGTTACTCCGACGCTTGGAACTTCTGTTGGTGCTGCGGGTGCCGCTGTAACGCTCACGCTGGCGGCGCCTGGTGCTGGCCTGCGTCATTACATTACCTATCTGTCAATCAATCGGTTTGCGTCTGCTCTGCTGGTCGCTGCGGCTGCGCCTGTAACGGTCACGACTACAAACCTGCCCGGTTCGCTGGCGTTCTCTTTTGCCGCAGATGCCGCAGCTCAAGGGACGCTTGATCGCTGGCGCGAGGACTTTGCATTCCCGATTGCGGCCAGCGCACAGAACACGAATACAACGATTGTGGCGCCGATTACGACCAGCGTTATTTGGCGGATCACAGCCGGCTATTACGTGGCGCCGTAATTGGAATCAGAACCGAAGGTGCCGGTTGTTCGCCGGCCCGATTACACGATCTATCTGGAGCGGGCGTATGGGCGCGAATGGCTGCACATCGACGTCACGCGCTGGACGGCTTCAGTCAAGAGACAAATTAAAACGGATATGGATGCGCTCATGCGTTTGCATGGCGGGCCTATCTACGCGTTAAACAGCCCTAACGGATTCGCCAAGCGCGAGCGGTTCATGCAAATGATCGGCTTGCAGTGGGACTGCGCTCACGAGGCTGACGGGAAGACGCACCAAATTTATGCGAGGTACTAAATGGGTGAGATAGTCAGCGGCGCACTTGGCGCATTTGGCGCGATCAAGTCAGCAAAGACGCAGGCCAAAGCAGCAGACAAAGCGACGGCTGCGCAGAATTACAGGTTCGACCAGATGCGGACGGATTTGTCGCCGTATCGCTCTGCCGGCACTGCCGCGACCAATCGCCTGCAATACCTGCTCGGGCTGTCTGACCCCGGCATGAATCCGGCTTACTCGATGGATACGCTTGTGTCCAACGAGACGGGCACGCCGCGTCCGAACGACCAGCTTTATGCCTCTGACCCGGAATACCGAAAGGCATGGGACGCAGAGCTGGCGCGGTACGAAAACAAGTTCAACCGCGTCGGTAAGGGCTACCTCGAAGGCTCGCCGACTGAGGGATTGTCCGGCGACCTGTATGCGCGCCTGAGAGGCGTTGGCCCCACTGCAGCAGCCAATACGGATGGGCAATTCGGCTCGCTGCTGAAGGCGTACGACGGCGCCAGCCTTGCAAACGATCCGGGCTACAAGTTCGAGCTGGCACAGGGCAATCAGGCGCTCGACCGGCGCATGGCTGCGGGCGGTAATTACTTCTCTGGCGGCGCGCTCAAGGCTGCGCAGCGATTCGGCCAGGACTACGCCGGGACAAAATTCAACGAAGGCTTCAACCGCGACAACACGACGAAATCGAGAGCGATGAATTTCCTGTCGTCTGTCGCCAATCTCGGGCAGACGGCGGCAACTCAGACCGGGCAGGCTGGCATGGCAGCGGGCAATCGGGCTGCGGACAACATCATCGGGTCCGCTAACGCGTCTGCTGCCGGAACGGTCGGTGCCTTTAATGCGCTGAGTGGTGGCATAAACAACTACTACAACAACCAAAATCAGCAGGCCATGATCGACGCTCTGAAGGGCACGACGAGCAATAACAGCCTCTATACGGCGATGAATAACGGTAGTTGGGGCGTCAGTAACGGTTCGGATTCTTGGGGTTGATATGGCACAGATAGACGCATCCATCCCGCTGCAAATCCAGCAGTTCAAGCAGACCGGCCCTCTTGAGCAATACGCCCAGCTTGAGCAACTGAAGGGGCTGCGCGATCAGGGCCTGCTGCGTAACGCGCAGATGCAAGAGTTTCAGGACAAGCGTTTGCGTGCGCAGGGCGTCCGCGATATCGCCTCCAGTGGCCTGCAAGGTGAGGAACTTGCCAACGCGCTGCAAGCTAAGGGCTATTTGGATGAGGCCACGACCTACCGCAAGAACATGAGCGAGGCGGAAGCGGCCAAGATCACCCGCGCGAAGTCCATCGTTGAACTGCAAGGCTCGCTCGCTAAGGCCGTCCTGTCGAACCCGACCGAAGCCGCTGCAATCGCTGCCATTGAACACATGGAGCGCGTGACCGGGCAGAAGGACGACAACGAGCGGGCGGCTGTGTATGCGCTGCGAGGCGACCCGACCGCAATCATGAAGTGGGCGGGCGGTCATGCACTGAGTGCTGAACAGCAACTTCCGAAGTTCCAGCACTTTGACCAAGGCGGCACCATCGGCATGGGCGTTACGTCACCCTATGGCGAATACACGCCGACCAGCACGATTACGAAGACGGCCACGCCGGGCGAGGTGATGACGGACGCCCGCACGCGGCAGGAAGGCGCAGCCAATCGCGCTGTTACGGTGCGCGGGCAGGACATGACCGACACCCGTGCGCGCGAATTGGCAACGCTCACGCGAGAGCAGGGCAAGGCGGCTGACTGGCAGTACGACGCTACGAACGGGCTGCTGGTCAATAAGCTGACCGGGCAGACCAAGCCGATAGTCGGCGCCAATGGATCAATGCCAAAGCTCACAGAGTTTCAAGGCAAGTCTTTTGCGTTCGGAAATCGAGCAATTGAAGCCGACAACATCATCAATACGGTTGGGGCTAACTACAGCCCGACCGCGCTTGCAACAAAGCAAGGTCTTGGCAACGTCTGGGGCGTTGGTAGCGCGCTTGAGATGGGCGCCAACACCATGCTGTCGAAGAACGATCAGCGAGTCGAGCAGGCGCAGCGCGATTTCATCAACGCCGTTCTTCGCCAAGAGTCCGGCGCCGCCATCGGCAAGGACGAGTTCGCAAACGCCCGCAAGCAATACTTCCCGCAGCCCGGCGATAGCGCAGAAGTCGTCGCGCAGAAGGCTGCGAACCGACAGCGCGCAATCCAAGGGTTCAAGGTATCCGCTGGCCCTGCCGGAGAACTCATCAAACCGAGCGAGAAACCCGGCGAACAGTCCGGTGCGTCGGGTAGTTGGGCCGCTGGCGATTACGTTGAGACACGCGTTGCAAACCCGCCCGATCCGGCAAAGGTTCCGGTTGGCTCGGAGTTCGATCAGGGCGGCGTGACCTACATCAACGACGGCAAAAAGTGGAATCGGAAAAAGTAATGGCCGATATCGTCCTCCGCATCCCCAAGAGCGCCTATCGGCAAGACGAATCCGGCGGCATCACGCTGCGCATTCCAAACCAAGCGCCGGCTGCACCGCCAAGCAATGCCCCGACCGGCATGCGCGAGAAGCTGGCGGGTATGGAGCAGCCCGGAATGTTTGATGGCCTGCTCGCAAAGCTTCCGGGCGCTGATGCAAACATCCGTGGCAGTGCGGTGGGTGGCTACATGATGGGCGCCGCAGACCCGTCTATTGGTGCGGCTCAGTTTGTCGCAAATCTTGTTGGCGCCGGAGATGGCATCAACAAGCCTATTGCAGGCAAGGAGGCGCAGTACCAGGATGCTCGCGCGTCGGCTGGTCGCGATGGATTCGACGGGGCAAGGCTGGCGGGAAACGTCGCTGGGCCGAGCATGCTTGTCGGCGGCGTCGGCAAGACAGTCGCCAGCCCGGTAGTACGTGGCGCAATACAAGGCGGGCTAGGCGCGCTTGCCATGCCGGTGACGGATGGCGGGCAGAACTACGCGACGGACAAGGCGACACAGGGCGTTGTTGGGGTGCTGTCCGGTGGCGCTATGGGGAAGGTGTTCGACAAAGCAGCGAACTCGCTATCCACCTTCGTCGGAAAGATGCGCGCAGAAAACCGCACCGTTGATCCGGAGGCGGTGGCTGCGCAGGTCAAGTTCGCACTGGAAAAAGACGGCATCGACGCATCGGCCATCCCGAAGAACATCCTTGAATCCGTGCGACAGGACGTGTCCAGAGCGCTGCGCAGCGGCGAAAAGATTGACCCGGCAGCACTTGCCCGAAAGATGGACTTTGAAAGCCTCGGAATGACGGGAACGCGAGGCCAGATAACGCGTGATCCGATGCAGTTCGCACGCGAGAAGAACCTGCAGGGCATCGTTGATGCGGGTGAGCCGCTGGCCGCTGTGTTCAATCAGCAGCCGAAGCAACTGGCCGGCGCTCTGGACAAACTCGGAGCGGCATCCGCACGGGAAGGCACCGCAGATGCGGCAGCGCTTCAGGATCGGCTTTTGCGCAATGACGAGTTTAGCCGGGCGCTGGTTGACCGTGCATATAAAGGCGCACGCGACGAGACAGGGCGCTATGCCGGCGCTAACGTGAAAGCGTTCAGCGACGCGGCTAACAACGCGCTTGACGAGCAGATGCTTGGTCGATTCCTGCCGGCAAACGTCAAGGGGCTGCTCAACGACGTGTCAGACGGCACGGTGCCGCTCAACGTCAATACCCTGGTGCAGATTGACGGCGTGTTCTCTGATGCCCAGCGCGCTGCCATGAGTTCGGGCGATAAGGCCGGGGCTAAAGCAATCGGGGTCATCCGATCCGCGCTGAACAACACGCCGATTGATGACGCAGCCGGCGCGCAGGCTAAAGCGGCGTTTGATACCGCTAGGGGCTTGGCGCGTGACAGGTTCCAGAACATCGAGAGCGTGCCGGCACTGAAGGCCACGCTTGATGATGTTGCGCCGGACAAGTTCATCCAGAAGTACATCATCGGCGCCGACTCGCGTGACGTGGCCGCGCTGAAGGGAATGATCGAAGGATCGCCGGAGGCCAGCCAGCTTATCCGCAATCAGGTAGTGGCCCACCTCAAGAACAAGGCTTTCGGGGCAAACGCAGCCGGTGACAAGGGCTTCGCGCAGGAAACGTTCAACAAGGAATTGAAGAACATTGGCAGGGAAAAACTGCTGTCCATATTCACGCCGGACGAGGTGGACAAGCTATTCACGGTTGGCCGGGTTGCTGCTTACGCGGGAAGCCAGCCGGCAGGTTCTGTCGTGAATACGTCAGGCACGGCTGCTGCGGCTATGAACTTGCTGGCGAAGATCGGAAAGGTTCCGTATCTGCGCGAACTTGGCGTCAAGCCGCTGGAAAACGCATTGGCGCGCAAAGAGGCTGTGGCTGCGGCGTCAGGCGTCGTCCCTGTCGAGCCACTCGCCGCTAGGTCTGCGGCGGTGGATGGCGCCCGCAATCGCCTTGCTGGCCCGCTCGCATTCGGTGCGGGTGCGGTATCTGCGCCGCGCAAAGATAAATAGCTCCTTGGCCGCATCCCATAGCAACGGAATGAGCGGGGCCGCAGTAACCGCAGCGGTCATCGCAACAATACGTATCGCCTGATCGGAATCAATCATATGGCCCTATCTCTCAGCCCAATCGGAAACGAGCAGCAGGTAAGCACGGCAGGCGCGCCGCTGTCAGGTGGACTGCTCTACACATACCTTGCTGGATCAACTACCCCGGCGCCGACCTATACCGATTCGACCGGCGCAACCCCACAGGCTAATCCAATCGTTCTGAACACGCTAGGCCGGGCAAGTAATCCAGTATGGCTTACGGACGGCACGGCTTACAAGTTTGTGCTGACGACTGCGGCGGGTGTATCGCAATGGACGATTGACAACGTGACCGGCGTTTCCAGTTCGACGCCGACGCAGGACGAGTGGATCAGTCAATCATCGACGCCGACGTATATCGGTGCGACACAGTTCAGTGTTGCCGGCGACCAGACCGCCACATTCACGGTCGGGCGCAGGATCAAGGCGGTATGCACGGGCGGTGTCCGGTATGGGTACATCAGCGTATCGGCTTACACCACGCTGACCACGATTACCGTCGTGCTGGATAGCGGGTCGCTGGATAGCGGCATCTCTGTTGTGTCTGTAGGGCTTCTGGCGTCCGCCAATAGCTCTATGCCGTGGATCAAGTCCAGCGCCACCGGCTTGACTGTACAGGGGCCGCTTACGGCTTCCAGTACGGTGACGCTTGCCGCCAATGCCGCGACCGCTTTGGAGGCCGTCACAAAGCAGCAGATGGAAGCCACGTTTGACCAGGTGTTTCCCATCACGGCAACGGTTGCGACCAATAATCTGACGGTGACACTTGGCCCGACTGTCATCCAGTTCAGATCTTCCACCACGAACTCCGGCGCGGTGACGTCGATCCAGACGTCGGCGAATACGACGATTATTGTTGGGTCAGGCGTCACGCTCGGAACCATCAACGGGCAGGCAGCGCGCCTTGTTGTGATTGCATTCAACGATGCCGGAACCGTGAGGCTGGCTGTTGCCAATCAGGCGGGCGGCGTGAATTTTGACGAGGGCGGGCTTATCTCGCCGTCGAATTCCGTGTCATCGACCACGACGGCTATCTACGCATCGGGCGGCACCTACAGCAACGTGCCGTATCGGGTAGTCGGCTACATCGATGTGACCGAGGCAACGGCGGGAACGTGGGCGACTGCGCCGACTGTTGTTCAAGGCTCGGGCGGCAATGCGATCACCTCGCTGTCGTCCATCGGCTACGGTCAGGCATACAGCAACGTTACCGGATCGCGGTCATTCGGGACGACGTATTACAACCTTACTGGCCGTCCTATCTTCGTGACGATTGCGGCTAACAACGCGTCGTCTGCAACTTTCACGCTGGCCGTCAATGGCGTGAATGCGCATAGCTCGGCTGTCTCTGCCGGTGGCGCTGTGCAGACCTACAGCGCCATCGTGCCTCCGGGTGCGTCCTACGTCGCCGCCATGTCTGCGGGCACGGCCACAAACGTCTATTGGTCAGAACTCCGCTAACCGCACCTAACCCCACACAGAGCCGCCATTGAGCGGCTTTTTTATTTGGAGCGCCACAAATGCTTTTCAGCCAATACGGCAACACGGCCACGCTTTCCGGCACGACGACCAGTTCATCGGCTTCCATCCCCAAGGACACAAACAGCCTGCTTGTCGTGAATTCCGGGTCTGTCGTTGTGTTTGTCAAAACCGGCGTCGGTTCCGCCACTGCTGCGGCCACATCAACGCCGGTCGGGTCGGGCGCTACCGCGTATATCAGCAAAGACCCCACGCACGACACCGTAGCGGTGATTACCGCATCTGCCACCGCCACGGTTTATGTCGCCGCTGGCAACGCCCGCCTGTAAGGAGTAACGCATGCCGAACGTAACCGTAGGCGCCACGTCCGCGCCGTTTGATGTCGATATCGGGCAAACCGTCACCGTCACGCCGGGTAGCGGCGGAACGATGCTTGTTGAATACACAACGGACGGGGAGGTTGCCATCCGCAACGGATCGGCCACTTGGCAGGCATGGACGGCTGGAACTGTGTCTGCTGCTACGTCTGACGTATGCCTTTATCCGCTGTTCGCACGGGTTACGGCCTATGCCGCCACTGGCGTTTACACGGTTTCCGGGTCTGGCAATGTCGATGTTCCAAGCGCTTATGTCCCATGGAAAAGAAGCGTTGCATCAGCTCGTGACCTGACCAGTTCGGCGTCTATTGTGGGAGCCGGGACAACGTCTCGTTTATCTGGCGCCATCTGGTGCCCGGCTGCTGGCGGTTACTCTGGTGGAGGCCCGGCCACCAGGACGTGGCAGCATATTCTCGCTGCGCCGTCCAAGTTCTACGCCGTGCGCGTGGGCTACAAAAACCCGCTCACGTCGACCATCACCATCGACAAGACCAACATCACGGCAAGCACCACGTATGTCGCAAGCGGCGATCCGACTGGCGGAGCCACGCCTGTCAATGTGCTGTTCTCCGGCTCTGCTTCGGTCACGCTCGCGGCTGCTGCGTCTGTGGCAGAAGAAACAATCACTATGTCCGACTGGACTGCGGTCGCGCCTCTGGCATGGACTGGCGTCACTAACGGTCGAGCGCTGGCGTATATCCGCAGCTATATTGCGCTGTCTGGATACACCTACATTTCCCAGTCCAATCTGGCGAACTACCCCGACAACGTTGTCGGCGGCATGATCCGTCAGGCGTCGTTTGCAAACGGCGACTACATCGCAACGCCGACCGGATTTGTCGGCACCGGAAGTAATGCTGTAGGCCTGCCGATGGTTGTTGAATTCCGCGACATCAGCGGTTCCGTACGCATCGCTTCACTTGGAGATTCTACCTACAACTGCAGCACATTCACTGATGGAGGCCAGTTCAACAACTGGGGTGAGCAAGCGTGCCGCTACCTGAATGCAATCGGCACGCGGTATTACTCGTTTGCTAACTTCGGCTGGGCGTCTCAGAGCCTCGCGACGTATGCCGCACGCCTGCCGTCGATCCTGACGGCGAACAAGTACGACGTTGTTGTTATCCAGACATTCAGCCCGAACAGCGCGCCCAGCACGCAGGCTGGGTTGGATGCGGACATCAATCGAGTATTGGACATGATCGCTCAGGTGCGCACGGCTGGCGCGATCCCAATCCTGTCGTCCGGCATTCCTGCCGTCGCGCTCAACTCAACGACGGACGCGCTGCGCAAGCAGTCAAACACGACGTTTTCTTCAATTGCTTCGGCAATGCGCATTCAGTGGGTTGATATTGATTCATCGGTATCTGATGGCGCTTCTCCGGCGCGGCTTCTGGCAACGGTTAGCAGCGATGGAACTCATCTGACAACGGCTCTTGGTCAGCAGATCATGCGGGATGCAATAGTTACGGCGATATCAAAAGCAGTTCCGTAATAGAAACCAGCCGCCTCCGGGCGGCTTTTTTACGCCCATAGGTGACCGATGGAACGATTCATGCGCCCCGGCTTTTTCATGACTGTCGCCCCGAATCAGCGGGCACACGTCGAACTGTTCAACCCGGCAAACAGTGGCTACATCGCCGACCAGATCGAAATCCGCGTGAGCAAGACGACCGGGTTTTGCGTGCTTGGGAAAGGCGCGCCGATGCTGGATAACGCGACCTTTCCGGACTCTCGCGGGCTGACCGTCATGGACGGCGCGATCCGTCAGCACTCGTCGTGCCACGTCCGCACGAAGTTGGTAACGCTTGATCCTGGTGTCGAGGTGATACAGGGCGGGCAGTACCACATGCACGAGGGACCGGCGCCGACGATGCCTATCGTGTTTCCCGGCGAACTCGGGCCGGGCACTGGCTTGATGGTGCGCAACAACTACGACGGCCAGCCGCTGGTTGTGTCGTTCTCATGGCGTGAGGTTCCGGTATGAACCACACGGATTTGCAGATCGAGGCATACAACGCGGCGGCGGCAAAGGCGACTGCAGCGACGGCTGCCGGAGGGATAGGAGGCGCCGTGTTATTCGGTCTGACAGCAAACGAAATAGCCGCGTTCGGCGGCTTGTTCATCGCGTTCATTGGCCTGCTGGTGAATATCTGGTTTCGCTGGCAGTCGCTGCGGATCGAGCGGATACGGGCGGGGTTGGAATGAACATTACCGAACTGCTGGTGAAACACGAAGGGCTGCGTACAAAGCCGTATCGCTGCACAGCCGGAAAACTGACCATCGGCGTAGGGCGCAATCTTGACGACCGGGGAATCAGCCCGGACGAAGCCTTGTACATGCTAGCAAATGACATCGCAGCAGCGCGCAAGGAGCTGTCCAGAGCATTCCTGTGGTTCGACAAGCTGGACGAGGTGCGGCAGGCCGTGCTGATTGATATGCACGTCAATCTAGGACTCGACCGGCTTTCCAAATTCACCAACACGCTGGCGCTGATCGCGGTTGGCAAACACGAAGCCGCCGCACAGGAAATGCTTGATTCCATGTGGGCGCGTCAGGTGGGCAACCGAGCGCGGGACTTGGCCGCGATGATGAATACCGGGAGGTGGTGATATGTGGCCGTTACTTGCAAGCATCCTGCCGGGCATTCTGGACAAGATTCTCCCCGACGAGAAAGCCGCCGCAGACGCAAAGCTGAAGGTGCTGGAACTCGCGCAGCAGGGCGAATTCAAGCAGATGGATGCCGCCATGCAGATCGCGTTGGCTCAAGCTGAGATCAACAAAGCCGAAGCCGCAACGGACGTGTTTCGCGGTGGCTGGCGCCCTGCCTGCGGCTGGGTGTGTGCGTTCGGGCTGGCTTACAACTTCCTGCTCCGCCCGCTGCTGCCGTGGTTCGTGACGGTGACGGGCCACGCTGTCCCGCCTCTGCCCGAGATCGACACCGAAACGCTGATGGTGCTGCTGACCGGCATGCTCGGCTTGGGTGGGCTGCGCACGTTTGAGCGGGTCAAAGGCAAGGCGTGATCTATTCAAGTATCTATTCAAACGGCGCCAGCAAAGGGATACCGGCATGACTGACCTATTCAGACTTGCACCCAATTGCGCCCAATGCGGGCACTGGCTGCGCATCAAGGACACCGACACCGGGGAATGCTGCGCCGTGCCGGCTAGCTGTCTGGTCATCAACGAGGGAGACGGCGACGAGATCATATTTCTCCGCCCGCAGATGGCCGGCGACGAGCGCGCCTGCATTCACTTCACGCCGAATCAATAAGGACTGACATGGCCGCAAAGCCGCTTTGCCCTTCGTTAGCAAGGGAGGCGGCGCAGGCCGTCGCCCTGTACGGCACCGTAACCGCTGCCGCTCGCGCTCTCAAACTCCCGAGAGAGACGCTGTATCACCGCTACCAGTCCGCCAAGTTGATGCCGCCCGAACTACTGCGGGCTAAAGACTTTCAGGCTACTGAGTGGCACCCGAGGCTGACGCGCCTGGTGGAGTCTGGCACGGTCATCGTGTTTTCGGATGCCCACTACTGGCCCGGCCCGGCAACGACTGCGCACAGGGCTTTGCTGCACCTCATCAAGCGGCTGAAGCCGTGCATGGTCATCGCCAATGGTGACGTATTCGACGGCGCACGAATCAGCCGGCACCCTCGGATCATGTGGGAGCATCAGCCGACTGTCGCGGACGAGTTGAAAGCCACGACTGCACGGCTTGACGAGGTGGAGAAGGCAGCGGGGAAGGGCTGCCATCTGGTCTGGAACTACGGAAACCACGACCAGCGGTTTGAAAGCTTCCTATCCGTCAATGCCGGCCCATTTGAAGGCGTCGAAGGCATGAGCCTTAAGGATCGCTTCCCCCGCTGGCTGTTCGCGATGCGCACCGACATCAATCCGGGAACCGAGTCGCACACGGTTATCAAGCACCGCTGGAAGGGCGGCATACACGCTAGCCGGAACAACACGGTCAATTCCGGCGTCTCCTTCGTTACCGGGCACCTTCACAGCCTCAAGGTTGCGCCTCTGACAGACGCGAGGGGCACGCGGTACGGCGTCGATACTGGAACGCTTACAGAGCTTCCTAGTGAGCAGACGGCGGGCTACTTGGAGGACGGCGTTACGGACTGGCGCGCAGGCTTTGTAGTGCTGCGGTACATCGACGGCGATCTGCTGTGGCCGGATGTGTGCCACGTCGTTTCACCGGGCGTTGTCGAGTTCCGTGGCGAGCGAATCGAACTGTAAGCGTTGCGACCACCTAGCCAGCGAGGTCATGCGGCTGCGGGAGGATCGCAACGAGTGGCGGCGCATGTACATCTGGCTGCTGTCGCTTATGTGCTGGCGGTGCAGGAAGCGCGCTAGCGGGGAGTTGTTGGAGCCGGAAACAGGAATCGAACCCGTGACCGCCTGTTTACAAAACAGGAGCTCTACCGACTGAGCTATTCCGGCATGGAGAAGACAGAGGGAATCGAACCCTCTCCGCCGACTTTAAAGGCCAGCGCCGCACCTTGCGTTTGTCCTCAGTTGTGGGTGGCCGGCGGCATCTCCGGCTTGCGGCGTGGCACTGATTCCGCGATTGCGCAGGTTCCATTGTCGGCTTTCGCCTGCTGCTTGTACCACCTATGTCGGGAGCGGCGGCTTTCCCGTTCAACCCCGATACATCCCTCTGCGCATCGCCACTGCGCATTCACCCACACGGCTGTGTTTTCTCTGTCGCCTTTTACCGTGTTTATGGCCGACGCCTCAACGGGTTTAGCAGACTGCCCCACACTGGGTAAGAAAACACATGCGTCTGGGCCGCACCTTACGGGTGCGAGTCGCCGAGTGTGCGCACACCCGGAGCAAGTAGAGGGTTTTTCAGGCCAACCACCTGCGTCTAGGTGGCACTTAACGTCTGCCAGACGGCGGCCACAAAACATCGGGTGACCTCATAGGCAAAGCCTGAACAAATTATACGCCTTCATGCCGTTCGTATGCATGAAAAGGCGCGCTCGTTACCAGTGGCCGGATTGGTGCCAATCGCATTTTTCACTGTGCCACGTTTTGTGCCTTTACCCCCCGCGTTGTGCCTTTTTGTGCCTCGTTTTGGGATTCTGCGGTTTCTTGTAAGTGCTTGATTTATTGGTAGCCCCGACAGGAATCGAACCTGTACCTACCCCTTAGGAGGAATCTGGTTTGTGGCGCTGGCAATGGGTTTTATGCAGACTGTGCCACGGTTTGTGCCACGGGCGGGCGCACATTTCCCGCGTACCTCGCTACATGATCCGGTGATAAATGCGCATAAACCTGCACCATTTCCACACTTTCCCATCCTCCCAGTTCCTTCAGTACAGCCAGCGGCGTGCCGGCCATGACGTGCCAGCTTGCCCAGGTGTGCCGCAGGTCGTGCCATCGGAATCCGTCGATGCCAGCGCGTACAAGCGCCTTCCCCCACGCTCCCTTTGGTTTGCGTTCCATCGTCTCGGGGTCTATCACCGCGCCGCTGTTGATCCACTTTATTGGCTTGCCGTTGTAAACAAAAACGTGCGACTGGTGCAGGCCGATCTGGCGGCGCAGTACGGTCATCGCATCATCGTTTAGCGGCACGCTGATGACCTTCCCGGCCTTAGCCTGGTCGGCGTGAATCCACGCCACGCGCCGTGGCATATCGACTTGCGACCATTCAAGACCGAGAACGTTAGCCTGTCGCAGCCCGGTTGCAAGCGTGAATTCAGCCATCGCTAGAAGGTGGGCGGGTAGCTCGAGACGAAGCCTTTCCCACTCGTCAGCCGACAAAAATCGCAGCCGCTTTTGTGTTGCCGTCTTCCGGGCGATCTTCGGGGCATCCTTGATGCTGCCGTCGCGCTCCGCCAGATTGACAGCGGCGCGGACGATGTTCGCGTAGCGGTTGTACGTGCCGGGCGTTTTGTTTCCTAGTGCATCCCGCAGGCTTTTGTCGGTGATGAGGTGCGTCGCGCGGTCAGGGTAGATTCGACATAGGTAGGCTATTGCGCGCTTGTCTCCCTCGCTCCGCTCCGCGTGCTTGAGCCAGTCAGACAGGGCGGAGTAGAGTGTGTAGCCCGCCGGCTTCGGGGCCATCAGGTCACGGCGGTAAGCTTCCTCTGCGACAGTTCGGGCTTCGCGTTTATCGGTCGTCCAAGTTGATTCTCTAACTCGCTCGCCACCGATTTTGTAGTCGTACCACCACGTCGTGCCCCTCTGGTAGAGCCGCATTCTTCGTTCCCCTCAACTGCTCGCTCTTGCGCGTCCATGTATTCGACCAGGCGAGTAACGCGGAAACGCCACTCTTTGCCCAGTTTGACGCCGGGGATAATGCGCGCCGCAGCCCGCTCGCGCAACGTGACGGGGTGCATGCCGAGAAAAGCAGCTGCTTCGTCTAGGTCAAGCGATGTCTCTTGTGGTGTAACGATCATTGGTTTGCCTTGGCCGCAATGGCACGGTGCGCGCACCCGGTAAGCTCGCGCAGTTCGGCGGTGGATAGGTAGGTGTCAGTCATTCCGGGAAATCTTCCTCAAGCCGAACAATTGCCTCACGTATCTCGTTAATGCAGACGGACATGCATGCCGACTTCCACCTAGAGCCAAATTCAGCCGCATGATGTGCGTCTGACATTTGGCGCATTGTCTTTAGAGCTTCTTCGGCGCGAAGTGCGCGTCGCTTCCAGTAGGCTTTGGTGTCAGTCACGAAACACCCTCTTTCCCGTGCATAACAGAATGCTTGAACGGGTACGGGCCGACCTCAGTTTCGTCAATCACGGCAACGTCCCCGCATGCGTCTAGTTGCACGCGGAAATTGCGCTCCGTTTCCGACTGGCGATCCGGCGTGCTCATGGCGCACTGAAAGCACACCATTGACCCACGCGGGCCATAAGGACGGAGGTCTGAGGTCTTGTCACAGTAGTAGCATTTCACTCGCCCACCTCCTTCGCCCGCTTCCGGATCATGTCAGCGCAACTTTTCGATATACCGACACCAACAAGGACATCATCTACGGTGTGGGCATCGCACACCCTCGCCGCGTCCTCGTATGCCGCAGCGGTGGCGGCTTGCCACGTCTTCCACGCGGTTTCAGTCGATACGAAAATAAAGCCGTCTGGCGAGTTGTAATCTTCCAGCAGCGCTTCTATCGCGCTGGGGCCGTTTTCCTTCATGAAAGCCTCGAACTGTTCCCGGCTCATTTCTGTCCTTTCATTGCTGCGTCGATTGCATCGCGCAGGTTGTGGAGGTTTTCCAGCACGCACGCGGTCGGAAGTTGCACAGACCCGATTGTGTTGTCCGGATCAGCCAGCCAGTCGATGCGCACCGTATCTTTCCGCGCTTCCTCGAACATCCGCACGATCTCCTCCCGTGCGCTGGCCGGGTCGCCAGCAGAGCGCAGGCGGTCTAGCTCTCGGAGTAGGGCGCTATTCATGGGGCGCCTCGGCTAGTGCGTCGGACATGCGCCCCCTAAGGTCATGCGGGATAGTCAGATACTGCGACACGTCCCATGCCTTGATGTCGGCGATGAGCACACGCATCCTGTCGCGCCCCCGCGCATAGCCGGCAGCCTCGCGGGCGTCGCCGTAAGCGACCATCTCAGCAACCGCTTCAAGAGCTTGTTCAGCCGTGAGGATTGGCGTTGGCTCCGGCAACTCGACCGACTGCGGGGCTTCGACTGGATGAGGGGCCGCGTCCAGCATCGCGCGGTAGGCTCCGGGCATCGACGCCATTCCATCAATGTGTTTCAGCCCGGCCCCGAGCATTGCGTCTGTTGGCTCAACCGGCACCAACCTCCATCCGCTCGGCTCGGGCTGCACATCCCGCTGCGCCGCGTGGGCGAGCAGGGCGGCGCACGCTGCATCTGGGTCATGCTTTAGTGAAGTCTCTGCGGAGTGCAGCAGTCCATAGCGAGCCAGCTTTTTGTCTGCATACGCATGAGCCAGCCGCTCCAGCTCTTTCATCCACTCGCTCATGGCCTACCCTCCATACGCGTCGTCACGCTTTCGTGCACCCCTGAAACCTTCCCGCACCCGTGGCATTGAAATCCAACCATCAGACGCGTCCCGCGCCAGAAAACAACAACCTCTCCCGTGTTCCATCCAAAACGATGGGAAACCCAGTGGATCAACTTGCTCACGCCTCGACCCTCCTGCTGTTCGCCACACGCGACCCCATGCCCACACACACGCCGTCCGACACATCCGGCGCCATCCTCCCGCGCTCCCTCACAGGGATGACGGTCGGGCGCAGAGGTTGGAGCGGGCGCCATTCGTAGGTAAAAGGCTGCACTTTCTCGCGTTTCATGCCGGGCTCCCCATTGCGGCTTTGAGCGTGGCAATTTCTTGCCTCAGCCGCGCGCTGTCTTTTGCATCGCGTTCCATGTCCAGATCAAGCGGGACAAACCTCCGTCCGCAATCACGGCATGACCACATTGAGGCCGATTCTTGATCGTCCTCAAATACCCACGTTTGTATTTTGATGTGCGGACACTCGCTCACGATTCCCCCTTCCCCTGCCAAGCCACTGGCCGCAGTTCCGCCAGTCGCTCGCATATGCTGTCAATTTCACGGGCCTGCTCTGCCATGCCCTGCATGCGCTCCGATGCCGCCAGCAGCCCACCAGACGGCCTGCATTCGCTGATGTGGCGATAGGTAAGCGCGTCCTGTATCTGTGCGCTGATCGCCCGCCATTCGCCTGCTAGCGCGTCCAGCCTCTGCTGTGCCTCGCGGCGCAGAGTGCTGTACTGGCCGCGAGCGAGCATCAGGTCGGTGTTGTCAAGATCGGGCGACATGGCTATGCAGCCCTCAGCATTTCGCGTGCTTCTTTATGCAGTTGTGCGTGGTGCGTACTGCACAACCAAGTGACTATCAGCGGCGCCGAATAGTCAGGGTGATGCGCTTCCGCATCTTCACGCCCACACACAAAGCACGGGAGGCGGTTTATCTCTCCTTTTGATACGGCATTCGCAAGCACGTTATGCGCATGGTGCTTCTCTGCATTACGCAATATCCATGCTTTCTTTGCCCGGCTTGCTGCAGCAATTCCACGCGGGGTTGCCAGGTATGTTTCTCTGGCATAAACCCGATGTGGCATGGATGCGCGCGCCTTATCGAATGCTCTGTAGTGATCAATCTTTGCGATTCTGTTATCTCGAACGGCTTTCTTTACGCATTGAATACATTTGTTCAGGCGACCGTCTTTCATTCCCCCGTGCTTGTAGAAAGAATCTATTTCAAAAACAAGCCCGCAGCTAATGCACTTTTTAGATGACATATGCGCGCCGTCCAAAGTACGGGTTCATAAACGGAATTTCGTCATCCATGCCGCCAAACCCGGACGGCTGCGGGGCGCTCTGGATCGGGGCAGAACCCTTGTTTTTCCGGTTGTCACGCACCGGGTTCGCCATCAGCGCTTGCAGCATCTTCGGCAGCTTCTCGGGCGCCGTCTTGCCGTCCAGAACCTCGGAGGCGGTCAGTTCGGTGTCCGGCTGAAACACGCCATAAATGCCGATCTGATCCTTGTCCTTACCGTTCTGGTCCGTTTCAATAATCTTCTGCAGCAGCAGACCGATGCGCTTGCCCATGATTTCCGGATAGCCATCGACGCGAACCTTGACCATCGCGCGAGCGTCGCGGTCCCACTTTTCGCACTCGATCTGCCCGGTATCGGCCTTGCGCAGCTTCAGGCACGCCATCAGCGCATTCACGGTCTTGACGCCGAACAACTCGTCGCCGTTGTCCTTTCGAATCCAGATGTCGAGGTAATTCGACGTGCTTCCGTCGTCCGCACGAAACGACAGGCCGAGCCCTTCTGTCTTTTGCTGGCTGAGCAGTTTTTCCGCTCGAGTGATGGTCCCGATGTACTTCCCGGTTTCCGTGATCGAGGTATTGCGCTCGTCTGCGCTGCGGGCCTTACTGGTGTCGAGAGTCAGCATTCTTTGTGCTCCTGTGGTTTAGGCGGCTTTCGCCAGTTGGTAGTAATCGACGATTGCCGCATCGACTGCAGCCAGGTCGTTGGGGATGGTTTCGGCATCGAACATGCCAAGCGGCGTCTTCACCGTGTCCGACCCGTTGTTGCGCGTCCGGAACACGTACTGGTCATTGATCACGGCGGTACGAAGGACGATGGAAAACATGCCTTCCAGCGTGATTTTCTCGTCCAGCATCCGGCCGATGGTCTTGGCCTTCACACGCCCGGCGTCGGTCGTTTCCGTGTGCGACAGGACATAGACGCGCTTGTGTTCGGGCAGATCGGCAGCGGCGCGGATGATTTCCCACGCGTGCTTTCCGATATCGACGAACTTGTCATAACCGCGCTCGTCGGTGCGCCGCATGAATTCGTTGGCAAGGATGTACTGGTAGTCATCCAGCACGATTACTTCGCGCTGCGTGCGGTGCATCAGTTCGATGATGTCGGCGGCGTTGTCTCGGACGATCATGTTTCCGCCGTCTTTGGTCACGTATTTCCAGCCCTCAGAACGGAACGGCAGCGGCTTTTTGATTGCCTGGATCAGCAGCGTCTGCGCTGGGTCCATGCTGCGCATGCTGGTGCTCTTGCCGGTCCCGGACTCGCCGAGGATGAATGTCGCAATGCTCATGTTCGTGTGCTCCTGTGGTCGTTGATGTCGTGTGTTCTTGGTGCTCTTGCTGCCCTACCGTCTGCCACCAGCAGACCCCGCCGTCGTCATCCATCACAGCACCCATCCAACAATCGCCGCCAATCCTGCGAGCAATACAGCGATGGGCCAGTCGGATTTACGCGGCTGGTCGAATTGCCAAGATTGCGCAGGCGTCCCAAACGCCTCGCGTGATGTGCGCGGAAATTGATAGTCGTGTCTCATTTCGTGTCGTCTCCAATCGGCGGCATGTCGCTCGTGTCGTCCGCTTCCATTTCATCGATGGCGCGTCCGATGAAATTGGCGAGCAGCGCGGCGACGATCAGCCAAGCCAGCACGCCGGCTGCGATGAGCAGGTAGTTGAGGGCTTGGCCGCTCATACACCCTCCGCCTTGCAGATCACCGCGCCAATCCGGGCGCGCAGCGCGTCATCTCCGATGTGCGGGTATGCGTCTTTCAGCGACTCCAGCAAATCCGGAGCGGCAGCGATAAGGCGGGCGTTTGCTTCCATCTCTTTGATGGACGCCTTTTCCATCGGGGAGATGTAGCCGCTTTGGACATGCGCTGACATGCGGTTGTAGCCTTGTTGGTTAAGCGCATAGACAAACGTGAAACCGTCCTCGGTACCGTCGATTAACCACGGCCCCGGTGTGTGCTTGCTCATGTCGTCCTCCTCGCTTTGCTGATGGCCTCTGCAGCCTCGTCCTCAATGGCCTTGCTGGCTGCGCGCTGTGCCACCAGCAACATGGCGTTGAGCTTCTCGATGTGCGCTCCCTGCTCGCCTATTACGCGGCGCATGTTTTGGGCATCAGCGCGCAGGATTTGCACCTCAATCAACAGCGTCTTGATTTCCGCTTCGATCAGGTCGCGCTTCCATGCGGTTCCGACATGGCAACGGGCTATGATTTGATTGATGTCGTCCATCACACGCCCCCCGCCAGCAGCCCGGCCAGCATCAGGCCGAAGCAGACAAGGATCAGCGTGTCCTCAATAGCCGCAGCAATCTGCGACTCGGTGTAGGCGTCCAGTGCCTTGCGTGCGAGGTCGCTCATGTCGCCACCTCCACTGGATTGCCGTTCTCGTCAAGCGTGTAGTAGGTGTCCGGCTTGATCCCGTCTTGTCCAACAATGAATGCCCGCACATGGGTGATCCGGCCGTATTTGTCGCCGTCTGCATCAGCATCTCGACGCACAAGGAATATGGCGTTACCAACCGATCCGCTTGCCTTGGCCTCAAACCCGGACGACATCGCCACAGCATGAAGTCCCGTGGCCGATGCCGCGCCTTGGTAGCCCGTGGCCGATGCCGCACCTCGGTCGCCCGTGGCCGATGCCGCACCTCGGTCGCCCGTGGCCGATGCCGCGCCTTGGTCGCCCGTGGCCGATGCCGCACCTTGGTAGCCCGTGGCCGATGCCGCACCTCGGCCGCCCGTAGCCGATGCCGCACCTC